TGGATCTCTTTAATCTTACCTTGGTGGCGGTAGACGTTCCATAGGGGCCCTATCTCTTGGGGCTTCCGTGTCTCGCCTCGGTTCAAGATCTCCTTACGTTGAGCTGTGAGGATCTCCATGACAGTCTTGGCGTACTGAGGGTTCTTAGCGTGCTCCTTGAGGATATCGAGCATAAGCTCATCCATTCGACCATACTTGAGGTCCAAGGAGCCCCCATTCATTCGAGGGCCTACTTCCTTGTAGACTGTGTTACGTAGAGCATCCAAGATCCGTTGCCCTTTAGTGCCCTGCTCCACAGTAACTCCTTCAAGGGAAGGATCAGCGTCAGCAAAGTTACTGTAGGCTTGCTGGAGAGCACCATTGATAGTGTCAGCGGCTGCAGTCTCTATCTTCCTAGTGTTGGCAATTCCAAGGGCCTTAGTGTGCCTCCCCGCGAGATCCTTACGGAAGTGATCAAGGGTCTTTCGGAAGGCAAACATAGCGTCATTGGATTTGCCCAGGCTCTTGGCGTAGTCTACAGCCTTGTCGACAACATACTTGTCAGGATTGAACTGCATGGTGCCAAATGGGATCTTACGTGCAGCAATATCTTTGTCGACGTCAGCTGCAAGGCGTCTAGCGGTAAGGAACCCGTGGTGTTTCTCAATAGCCGCTTGAACGTGGGGGTCTGCAGAAATTGGAGCCTTACCTGCTCGCATTAACTCTAGTTGTTGGGATTGTTCTGTTGTACTGAGCCAGTGGTTCCACTTACGAAAGTCGTGCTCCTGCCGAGCTTTGACACCTTCAGCTTGTGCTTTCCCTATAGCGGACATAGCAGGCCCCACAAGGCCCTTAGCAATACCCAAGGCTTGCACTAATCGTTCACTACCTGATGTGTCTACGACTTCCCTTTGGGCTCGTTCGTAAGTATCTCGTTTAAGCGGTCCAGGCCTGATAGGTTCTGGAGCGGCTAAGTCAGGGGTTTGAACACGCCCCTCAAAGCGTCGTCCACGTGCCATTATGCAGTGTTCCTGTAGGCTCCACCGTCACCACCTAGGCCACCTGTGTAGGGTTCCCAGACAGGGATAGGTGATCCTGGTTGTACGGAGTTAATGCGGTTAACAGCGTCGTGGTAGCTCGCATCAGCCTCATCATAGAGGGAGCCAAGCTTGTACTTGAAGTTCGTGACGATAGCGTTCTCTTGACGTGCCTCTTGGGCAATCTTGTCTTGCATAACCGCAGCTACGCTAAGACCTGTAACACCGCCTTCACCTGCAGCAACGACTGCTGAGGCTTTCTTCTTCAAGTTATCAATACGCTGTTGGAATAGTTTAGTAGACGCTGCATGACGTTCTTCGACAGCCTTGTTACCAATGCTTCTGTACTTGTCGTTAGCGGCTACAATTGCGTTCTTACGGTTCTGTGTGTACTGCCTGTTAGCAGCTTCTTTTTGCTCGTACTCGGACTGAGCTTGTGCATTCATCTGGGCAATAGAGAGTGCAGCCCCGATGAGAGCACCGGCCAAAGGTAGGCACATAGTTTACTTCTCTCTATAGCTGTAGAAATCATAAAAGGGGAGACTGTGGGCTCCGAACTTCTCAATACGTCTGAGCATCTTGAACCCTAGCCACTCCAGCCACTTGATGTGTCGTGTGTTCCTAGCGTCCACGAAGTTTGTTAGGACCTCGTAGTGCTCGTGCCATTTGTCGATAATAGCTCTCGACACTGGCGCAAATCGTTGGGGGTAATCGAAGAGGACTGGAGAGGATAACATCCATACTAGAGCAGCATTAGGAGCACTCTCGACGGTCTGGTATCCCATGACAATCTCAGGAGTGTCACTCTCAAGGACCCCACAGACAAATGTAGTGGGGCTTAAGAATGCTGGTAGAGCCATCTCTGGAGGGGCTCCACTATTTGCTAGGATTTCATCCTTGTCCTCTTCGCGTAACCTAGGAGCTAAACTAATTAGATCCTCAAGTGTGGCTTGTCGTAGCCATCCTCGATATTGGGTGTAGTCAATCTCATCTAACATTAAAGCTCTCTGGATTGAGGGTTGAACATCCCCCTCCAAGAGCCTGAGTTGATAGCCATAGGACGCCACGTATCATTCTTGATGGTGATCTCTACGCGGTCATTCCTGGAGAGGATAGGGACACTGAAGCGTCCATCGTTGGTTATTAGAGTTCCTGTGAGGGTATCACTGTCGCCAGCTACGGCACCTGAGTATTTATAGTTACGAATTTCCCTTCCTTCAGGGGTAACATCAACTTCAAAATACGCTGTATTGGAGAACTGAATACTGAGATGCCCGATTTGTAATCTACCGTCTGTGATAGCAATTTGCTCTTGTCCTCCTCGTTGGAAGAACGGTGAGAAAGTGTGGAGGCTTTCGTATTCCCAGCCTATGAAGATTGGCTCTGAGGAGTAATCGCCTTTGACGACGACTGTTCCATCTGCTTCTCTCGACAACTCGACACCAAGAGGTAAGCTTCCGCCTGCTCCTGTAACGACTTGGAGTCCGCTATCAACAGTGTAAGGGGCTGTCCAGGTCGTAGTATTGGTTCCGGCATCATAGACACCCGTGACGAAAGGATAGCGTCTATCGAGGTGGACAGCTTCCCCCTGACCTTCTTCGCAATCAATCTTCTCAATGAACCACTCAGTTCCTCTGAGGACAGTGAGAAACATTTCGGAGCGGTAAAAGTCGATAGCACCAATTCTATCCACTCCAGGCAGGGACCATCGTACCCAAGCTGACTGGAGTTTCTCTCTGTTAGCAATGAAGTACTTATAGAGGTAGATGCCATCGGGATCTCCTGAAGTAGTGATAGCTAGTAGATTGAGGTCGTTTGCTGAGGTCATGAACTCGACACCAGCAGGGATCAAGTTAGGAGCATGAGAGGAGATGTTATCTGCCTCAGCGATCTCCGTAGACTTGTCGTAGAAGTACTCGTAAAGGTGGGCGTAGTACTGGCCCTCCTGGAGGAAGTACAAAGCCGAACCTGCAGTAACAGGATCTACGACAGCATTGACAGAGTTCTCTGTTAGAGGCCTGATAGCTACAGTCTCGGGGGTGAGGGTTTCATTCCTGCTAGCCTGAACTGTGTCTGATCAGAGAACACGATAAGCTCATCCTGATAGGGTACAGCGTGCCTCAAGAGAGATACCTTAGTGTGGCTTGGAGCAACATCGATAGGATCACTGTCTAGAGCAGCTGTGAGGGATGTGCGGTAGAAGTTGAAGAAGTCACCGTTCTGAGAGAGTACTGTGTTGTTCTCAGTAATGAACCCTAGCCTGTTCCTATGGAAGGTTAGGTTGATGATCTTGTCATCTACAAAGGAAGGATCTGGTACAGAGTTCTCATCGCCTGTACCTCTATTCGACCAGTCAGCTTCTTTAAAGGTAAAGGTGCCATCACTTTCTCGTATAAGAACATGAGGCATAGTGGAGGCATCCAGGCCTAATCTAGCACCTGGAGCAATAGTCTCTGACCACCGACCACGTGAGGAGTTTGTGGTTTCCCATTTAAACTCTACCCAATAGTCATCTGCGTCTTCACTGTCCGCTCCTGAGATCTCAATCTTGAACCCATCCTTACAGTGGACAGGCAAGTCCCCAATATCAGAGATCTTATCCTTCAGAGCTAGCAAGGCTGTATCACCTAAGCTGTCCTCTGCCATGAGATCGAAGTCAGTAGTGGTGTTGTTAATGTGGAGTGTAGAGGCGTACCTAGTGGTCGCCCAAGGGGAAGTGTTATAACCTGCAGCTACTAAGTCATTTCTCAGTTGATCTGCAATGTAGTTAGTTCTGATGTTAAGACTGTGGGAAGCTGTACCCCCATCAGGAGTTTGAAAGTTAGCCTGTTCTGTTCCATCGATAAAGATCTTGTAGTCATGCCCGTAGTTACCTTGGCGGACATAGACGATACCTTCATAGTCTCTAGTAGGAGCAGTGGCCGAACCTACAGCAACTGTCTTGTTCTTATTGATTATGAATGTGTAGTCATTAATGGTGAGAGCTTTGATCTCTTCTTTAGGACTTGTGACACCTGAGAAGTATGATCCTCCTGAGGTATCGTTGACTGTCTTTTCTACACCAGCAAAGTCAAACACTCGTACAGTACCATCATCCTCAATGGTGACTGTGTACTGTTCAGCGTCATCTCGTAGGATGTGGTGTACGTAGGAATTGCTATCCACAGCAGCCCCTGGGAGCTTTGCTAGGTGCCTCGTAGGGGGCCTCTTAAGGAGCCCATCGACAATCAGGGGGTAGGTGTTCAAGTCATCACTAGATTGGCTTGTAAGCCTTAGTGAAGGTGCCTGTTGAGAGAGCCCATTAATGACATTGGGTATTGACCCTCTGACTTTAGGCACGGTGATATCCTTTAATTCTTACGACTGTAGGAGACTGTTCCATTACGTTGAAGTTTTCCTCATCGGCTGCTTCATTCCACCAATTAGCTTTGGCGCGTAATTCGTCTTCCTTTGAAATTGAATGAATGCTTGGCTCTGCTGCCATGTTGTCTTGGAAGCGTCTCCCAGCTGCTGTGTAGAGGTATTGCCTCAACGCTTCTGAGAGTTGGTCAAATTCCAAAGCAATAACAAGATGAACACGTAGACTAGAAGTAAAGACATCTGTGTGCCTCTCGTTGTCATACATTTTAGAGCCACGTTGGGTGTACCTACGCTCGCCAGGAACGACCACTTTAAGGGTGTTCTGGGGGAGGTTTATGTACCCATCGTTATCTGGGGTTAGGGTGTAGTCGTAGAGGGTGTTAAAAGCCCAGCCCTGTAGTTGGGTCGCCTTGGATACTTGGGCTAGGTAGTTCCTAGCTAACTCTGCATCGACAAAGCCATCGTTGAGTGTAGCGATAGGGCTTTCGCCGATTGAAGCTAACATCATATTGACAGCTTCTAATTCAGTGGTAGGCGTAATCTCAGCCATATCAACTCCATTAAAGGGAAAAATGGGAGCCCCATTAAGAGGCCCCCACTAGCCCACAAAGTGTGAGCCAAAGAGATTAGACAGTATCGTAAAGTTCAACTGCACAATCAGGACGAAGAACGTCGTGACCTACAGCCATCTTTGCGACCATGAACGTACCCTGCCGTCGGATCTCCCACTCGCTCTCAAGTGCGATGTCCATCAACTGAACAGTACCAGCAGCCATGCGGTTAGCCACGATACCGACTGTAGCCGAGTAGTCAGCCCGGTACTTACTATCGATGTCTGTATTGGCGCTATCATCAGCAGAAGGGACGTTATTAGTCTTGATCAGATCGACACCTGCTACAGTCTCAATACGTCCTGAAGCGATAGAACCCATGCCACTGTAGTCTTTGTTAATCA